TTGGAATGACAAGGATAGAAGGTGATAATTTGCAGGAGAAACGAAGCAGAAAAGAGCAGCGGAGAGATAGACAGCAGCATTACGAAGAGTTGGAGAGCCGGCATGATGCAAAGGCGTTGGAGAGATTCAAAAGACCGGCTTACCAGAGCGTAAGCATTGCGGAATATTTGGCGAAGAAGTATGACATTACAGCGGAGGTGGATACCATTGCAGACCGAAAATTTAAAAAATGAGAATAATGCAAAGAAATCATATCTCAGAAAATACCGGAAGCACGGAAAGCGAATTAAACGGATTGAAGCAGAGATAGATGAGATCCGGAGCATGAAGATGTATCCGTCAATGAATAATGACGGAATGCCGCATGGATCCAGTCAGAATGATTTGAGTTCATATGCGGCGGTATTACAGGAAAGAGAAGAAGAGTTATACCGTGAAGGTGTTAGTCAGGTGCAGTCATATAAGGATATTGCTTTCAGAATCAGCAGGCTTGAAGATCAGGATGAAAGAGATGTTCTGTTTTACAGGTACATAAAAGGGTATGACTGGTGGAAGATAGCACAGATTATGGACTACAGTGAAAGATGGATTTATGAATTACACGGAAGGGCATTGAAAAAGATGGAAATTTCTTAAAGAGTGCAGTTCACTGCAGTTTTGCATATGCTAATATGATAACATCGAGAAGCGAAAGAAAAGAGCTTTTCGGATGTGACATTTTCACAATAAGTTCTCCGACGGTAAGTGTAGTAAAAGGGCGATCTGATGACAGGTCGTCTTTTTCGTTGCTAAATGTCAGAAAAAGGGGTATTATGGGTTTAGATTTATCGGTGGAGGTTTTCATATGGACTATTTAAAAAATTTATCAAATCAGCATGAGTTTATATACTTTATAGGTGGAAAATATTATGTGCTTGGTTGGCGAGCGTGTGTAGAATGCGATTATGACAAGAATAATATTGAATATGCCTATAATCAATATTGTGAAAATGTGTGTGAAGATATTTCGGATGAGTTTGCGTATAAGCTGTTTTATAGACTTAATACGAGAGCAATAACCATATGTGAACAGCAAGGCAGATGTAATGATATTGAGCAAGAAATAAAGAAATACAATTTTGATGAATGCGAAATGAAAGAACTTCAGGAGCAAATGGATAAATATCTAAAATTTTTTGTAGATCATCATATTGGCCAAAAGTTAAAGATAGCTGGTAGATAAATCGAACAAAAGGAAATTATAGGCATTCTCCGGGGTGCTTTTCTAATACATCAAAACAACACGAATGAGAGGTGATGGTACATGGCGAGAGCACCGGATCCACGAATCGAACAGGCGAAAGCCATGTACCTACAGGGCATGAAGTTGGTTGAGATTGCAAACCGGCTAAGTTTGCCAGAAGGAACAGTTCGGCGTTGGAAGTGTACTCATAAATGGGAAAACGAACGCTCGGATAGGAGCTCGAATAAGAAAACGAACGTTCGGATAAGAAAAAGAGGTGGACAGCCAAAGAATAAAAATGCTGTCGGAAATGGCGGTGGAGCACCTGAACAGAATAAGAATGCTGAAAAATACGGATTCTTCAGCAAGTATCTCCCGGAGGAAACACGGGAGATTTTTTCTGCCATTGAACAGGCTGATCCACTTGATCTGCTGTGGCATCAGATACAGATTGCCTATGCTGCGATTGTCAGGGCGCAGAGGATTGCGTATGTTAAAGATCAGGCTGATAAGACCGTTGAGAAGGTAGAAGAGAAAGACGGGAATGTGATTGGTGAGAAATGGGAAGTGCAGCAAGCCTGGGACAAACAGGAGAACTTCCTGAAGGCGCAGGCAAGAGCACAAGGGGAGCTCCGGGCAATGATCAAGCAGTATGATGAGATGCTGCATAAAGATTGGGAAGCTGCAAGTGAAGAGCAGAAAGCCAGAATTGAGCAGATCCGTACAAATACCGCCAGAATGAGCGGTGGAAACGGTGATGAGGATGAAGGAGTAGAGATTATCAATGACGCACCAGAAGAAACAGGTCCGGATATCGGAGATCATAATTCCGAAGTATCTGCAGATATTTAACAACCGGAGTATCAAGCACATCATCCTGACTTCTGGGAGAGCAGGAACAAAGTCCAGTTATGCTTCCATCCGGTCAGATTACCAGCTTGTATCAGATGCCAACGGTTCCGTTGTTGTGCTGCGTAAACATCATAACAAGCTCCGGAAGACGGTATACAAAGAAATGCTGCGGGGAATCAGCCGTTTGCAGATACCGAAAAACAAGTTCCGGATCACGAAATCCCCGATGGAAATCACTTACAAAAGGTATGGGACAACGATGTACTTCGCCGGATCAGACGGTATTGACGATACAAAGGGTATCATTGACGAGGATAAACCGATCAAGCTGGTTGTCCTGGATGAGCTGACAGAGTTCTTCGATGATGGTGAGGGCGAAGATGAGCTGACCAATATTGAGGCAACGTTCGTCCGTGGAAATAAAGGTGGATTCCAGATGATTTATCTGTATAACCCGCCAAAGAATCCGAATGCTCCGATCAACTTGTGGTGCAAGAAGATGGAGAAGCGTGAAGACTGCATTCACATTCACACAGATTACCGGGACGTACCTGTGGACTGGTTAGGACCTGATTTGATTGCATCTGCGGAGATGATGAAAAAAGCGGATCCGAAGATGTACCGGTGGGTATGGCTCGGTGAAGCGATTGGCGTGGATGAGCTGATCTATTATATGTTTTCGGATCGGCACAGACAAAAGCCGGATCCGGACAGGAGATATGACCGGATTTACATCGGTGGTGACTACGGTCAGCAGAATGCGACAACTTTTGAAGCGTTTGGCCTGGACACCTACCGGAAGAAATTTCCGGGACTTGGAGAATATTATCACAGTGGACGGGAATCTGGAAGGCAGAAGAGTCCGTCTGAATATGCAAGAGATCTGGTTGAGTTCATGGATGGGCTGCATGAACAGTATGAGAATCGGATCTTTTATATTTTTTTGGATCCATCTGCAAAAGGTCTGGCAGAAGAGGTCAGGAGAGCTACCAGAACCGGACTGGACTATCAGGTGCTTCTGCGGGATGCGGAAAATGATGTGGCTCTTGGCATCAGCCGGGTACAGAAAGCACTGGTATTCGATATTATGTCAATTTCCCCGAAGCAGGAGTATGCGGTGCAGGAGTTTGGAACCTACGAGTATGATAAGAAATCCATTGAAAAGGGAAAAGAAGTGCCGGTGAAGGAAGCGGATCACTGCATGGATGCCATACGCTATGTGGTTATGGGCGCTTGGAGCAAGATCAAACATTGGCTACCTAAAGATGAAACGTCGGAAGAAATAGACATATGCGATATCAGCAGCAGGGAGGTGAGAGAAGAGGATGAATATCTTTAATTATTTCAGGAAAAAAGGAATCGATACGGTAGATGCTTCGTTCTACCGGAAGATCGATGAGTGGATCAGCTGGTACAATTCCAATGTCCGGCAGTTTACGTTCTACAAGGTGAATACCGGACGAGGTACAAGTAAACGATGCCGTAGGAAGAGCATGGGAATGGCAAAGAAACTGTCAGAGGATATTGCAGATCTGCTCCTCAATGAGAGAGTTATGATCACGCTGGAGGATGAAACGACACAGGAATTTGTGCAGAAGGTTCTGGATAACAATCACTTCCTGGTTATGGGAAATGACTACCAGGAACGGAAAGCGTATTCCGGGACCGTGGCATATATCCCTTATCTGTACAATGCGGTTGTGCAGAAAGATGGAACGATATCTGCAGGTGAGATTGGAATCAACTATGTGGATGCCAAGAACATTTATCCGGTCAGCTGGAATAATGGGGAAGTCACGGAATGCATTTTTACGTTCGTGCATACAGTTCGTCAGAAGAAATACGTGCAGATTCAGTTTCACAGGATTGAATCAAAAGGAATGTATGTGATTGAAAACAGCGTCCTGGAATGCGCAAAAGGCAGTGTGGAAGGTCGTGAGCTGACAGAACAGGAATGGAAACAGCTGAAACCATTTGCAAATCTAGTAGCCAGAACAGAGACAGGATTCACAGAACCACAGTTTGTTATTGACAGGCTAAATATCACAAACAATGCGGGCGAATGTAATCCAATGGGAATTGCGATTTTTGCAAACGCCATAGATACCTTAAAAAAACTGGATACGGAGTTTGATTCCTACTGCAATGAGTTCGATCTGGGAAGAAAAAGAATCTTTGTTGCTC